TGCATTCGTTGCCATAGGCCAGCAGGGTTCTCAGCTGGCAGGCGCATTTGGCCCTGGTGGTGCTGTTCTTGGCGCAGTGATTGCCCTGGCATCTGCTGCTGGTGGCGTGCTCTATAAGTCATTCAATGATGCTGAAGTCGGAGCTAAGAAGCTGGAGGAGGCCACCAGATCATTGCAGGGCGTTCTGCGAGAAGGCTCAAATGGTGCGCTTGAGCTTACTGACGACTTCCTTAAACTGGCGCAGGCAAGTAACGCAGCTGCACAGGCCAAGCTGGCCGCCAGCCTTGCGGATGCTCAGACTCAGATTAGGGCAGCAGGTCAGGCTGCTGCTGAAGCCTCAACTAAGTTCGATTCGTTCTTCTCTGGTAATGTTTTCGGTGCTGCCAACGACCTACAAAAGCTAACCAGTGCTGGTATGGATACAGCACAGATAATCCAGACTATCGGCAGTTATTCATCTGCATCTTCTGAGCGTGTAACTGCCCTGCGTTCATACGTGAATGGCCTTTCGAGTGATTTCGGCATCACAGCAACACAGGCACTTGGCCTGGTAGATCAGTTAAAGGCTGTTCAGCAAACAAAAAGCCCTGAATCTGTTAACGCCCTGGCCAAACAGCTTGCTCAGTTGCAGCAGCAGAATGGCACCAACAACGCTAAACTAAACGAGTTCAACAGCATCATTCAGCAAGCCGTTGTCGATATGGCTAACGGTAAGAGTGCTGTTGATGCGCTTAACCTTGCCTATAAGAACTATGGTGCCACACTCGACTCACTGAAGAAGAAACAGCAGCTCGCAGGAGAAAACTTTGTTGCTTCACTTGAGCTTCAGAGTAAGCGCGGCAAGGAGCTTATTGATGGTCAGACACAGCAGCAGATAAAGGCAATTCAGCAGCGAGAAGATCTGACGGAAGAGCAACGGCAGCGGGCCATAGCTGCTGCTCAGCGTGCTGGAGATCTTGATTTGAAGGAGTTTGAGGAAAGAGAGAACCAGAAGACACAGAAATCCGAAGCTGCCGGACAGAAGAGGATAGATGCTCAGGCGCGGCGAGACGAGAGCGAGGCTGCTCGCCAGAAGAAAGCTGCTGAAGATTTCCTGGCGCAAGTTGACCGCACATCTGGAGATGAGATTTCCCGCATTACAGCAACTGAGCAGCAGAAGCTGGAAAAGCTTGCAGCATTCCAGCAGCAGGGATTAATTATCGGCCAGCAGTATGAGCAGGCGAAAACTGACATCATGCTGACGGCAGAGGATGCGCGGCAGGAAGAGCTTAAAAAGCGGCAGGAAGACCAGGATAAGAAGCAGGGCCAGCATGACCAGTATATTGCTGAGATTAATGCGCTTAATGCCAGTGAGCTGGAGCTGATAGACGTACAACAGAAGGCAAAAGAGGACAAAGCTAAAGAGTTCAGGGAGAGAAGCCTGATCAGCGAGGAGGAGTATCAGCAGTCTCTCGCAGAGATAGCAGAGAACTCAGATAAGAAGCGCATCGCGTCATATAGCGATATGCTTGGAACGACAACTGATAACCTTCGCACAGCGCTTGGTGAAGGTAATAAGATGTATAAGGCATTCGCCATTGCCAACGCCATTATGAACACGTATCAGGCTGCTGTGGCCGCTTACCAGTCAGCTGCCGCAATACCTATCGTCGGTTATATTGCTGGACCTGTGGCTGCTGCTGCTGCTGTTGCTGCTGGCCTTGCTAACGTTGCCAAGATAAGATCTGCGCGTGAGCAGGGTGGTAACCTGGCAGCAGGACAGATATCAACGATTGCTGAACGCGGCAAAGCTGAGGTTATAATGCCAGCTGGGGCATCACGCGTCAGGACTGCGCAGCAGATGAAGCAAATTATGGGTGAGAACACATCCAGCAACGCCACCCCTAACATCCAGATTGTTAACCAGACGACTGGGCGCATTGACTCAGCAACAACCGAGCAGGATGATGAGGGTAGAATAGTAGTTCTTATCAGGGAAACTGTCTCCGCTGATATGCAAAACAGTAACTCTTCAATTTCTAAATCTCGCCGTGCGACTCGCGGCCAGCCTGGGTATGCATAATGAGCGATCTTAGATTTCCTGCTTCATTGAAGCCAATAGTAAATAAAGGTTATTCATCAGTGCGGGGGAGTAACATCTTCCGCAACTCGGTGACTGGTGGATTGCCCCGCCAGGGTCGCGATGTTTATTTTGAAGCGGTTCCATTCAGCATCACGCTGGTGACATCTTCGCTTGGAAGGCAGGCATTTTATAGCTTCCTTAACAATATACATGGCGGTGCTGATTCCTTTGTTATGCCGCTGGATAGTGGATTGGGTATTCAGGATCACCAGGTGCTGATAACCAGTGACATCAACGATAGCACCGATGATGGCATTAACTGGAATATATCATTCACATTAACCGCTGAGAGAACTGCAATTCAGGAGGATACCTGCCTTACAGCTAATCTGCCTGACTTGTTTGGTTGCTACGGTGATTGTTTTGGTGGATTCCTGCGGGATTATGGAGAGGCCCAGTCTACTTTCCCGCGCATTTGGGATCCGATGCAGTAATGTTATGTTATAAGGTAACAAAATGAGCGAATCAGCAGTAATCGCAGCATACAAGTTAAAGCTGGCATCCAATCCAGAGGGTCAGATGGACTTCGAGACGGTAGAGATAAAGCACTCCCTATTCTCAAAGAGATATCTGCTGGTGGTTGGAACAACAGATCTAACCGCAACACTTGAGACGGGGGAGGTTGTTACCTTCGAGGGAATACCGATGGAGGTTACTGATGCAGGAAATAACAATGACATGGATCAGCAGGCATCTTTCACTCTTCCTGATGTTGGAAATATTCTTGATGATGAGATGTCACGATTGCCTCTTTCTGATGAAGAGTCGCCAGCATTCACCTTCAGGGCATTTATCAGTACTGATTTAAGTTATCCTGCGCGTGGTCCTGTTACATACGACCTACAGTCTCTATCACAAAGCAAAGGGATATTTACCGCTGATGTTGGTGTCCCAAGGCTCAATGAGAGACAGACTGGAATTCTTATGACACCTCAAGATATCCCATTGCTGAGGGGGATTTTGGCTGGATGAATATCAATAGCTATACCGGGAGAAACTACGACTTCAGGTCATATAACTGCTGGCATCATGTGCGTGCAGTGCGCGAGGATGCTGGCATTGATACGCCGAGGTTCGACGTTGTCAGACCATGCGATTCAGCAATGGCGTTTGAATATGGTCAGGATGTCGATAGCAAGGGGCTTGTGATGGTTTCAGATCCACATGACTATGACGCAGTGCTAATGGGTTACCTGCATGGCGGTCGTGTTGTTTGGCACTCTGGAGTCTATTATGGCGGCTATGTTAGCCACTGTGAACGTGCAGCGAAACAGGTTAAGCTAGAGGCATTGAGCGACCTGATTAAACGATATCCGAGGATACAATTTTGGCGATAACCTGGCACTTAACGAGAAATGAGGATGGCGGTTATGACCGCAAAAAATACCTCATGCCACCTATGGAGTTTGTGATAAGCAAAATTCCAGACTCTACTCCATTCAAGATCTACATTGAGTCAATCGGTGATGACAATGATGTTACCGAGGATTTTGATGCTCTTCAGGAAGATGCCGAGTACTTTGTCGTTGAGTCTGCTGGTGCTGGTGCGGTAGCCCTGTATAAATTTGTTTTCAAGCCAATCCTGGCCCTGTTTACAGCAAAGGCACCATCTGCACCAATAGCCAGCAACAGCCAGGCAAGTAGCCCTAACAATAGCCTGACAGATCGCAACAACAAGCCTCGTCCATATGAGCGCACTTACGACATCTGCGGAACAGTTCAGAGTATCCCTAATGACCTGATGTCTACTTACAAGATATATGACGCTTCAGGTAACGTTATAGAGTACGGTTATTATGATGTTGGGCGTGGTGAGTTAGACACTCCGGCATCAGGTGTTACTGATGGTGATACTCTTCTCAGCCAGATAACAGGATCTTCAGCCGCTATTTATGGCCCATTTAGCAATCCTAACATCTCTTCTC